TATAAGAATGAAGAAGGAGTAACTTTATTAGATTCTCATATGAATCAAGAAGGAAAAGGCATTCCTAAATTTTTAACTAATGGAGGTAAAGAACCTCCTCTTATAGATTTAATAGAAGGAAGAATACCAGTAGAGCATTTTGATGCTTCTAAAATAAAACAACGCCTTATTTTTGAAGGCATGATAGAAGAGGTTTGCAGTAATTGTGGATTCTCTGAAAGAAGAGTGACTGATACAAAAGTTCCAGTAATTTTAAATTTTAAGGATGGAAATAAAAAAAATTACCATCTTGATAACTTAGAGTTTCTCTGCTACAATTGTTCATTTCTATATGCTGTTTCGCCTATTGAAGAGAAACAAGCGGAGGCAATGGAAGATTACGTTAAAAGAGATGAAAAAGAGTTTAAATGGGAACTAGATAATCATCACATCGAACATTTAAAAGAATTAGGGTTATATGATGACGAAAAACCTGGAGAGGAGTATATTTCAAAGTTATAAAACTATTTATATACATGCCTGCGAAAAAATCAAACAAGTTTTCGACTTGGAAAAAGCGAAAGCCGTTGGAAAGAAAAGTAGCGGACGACTTAGTGAAGCGTTCGGAAATAAACGACAAACTGAGAGACAAAAAGATCGATTCTTCTTTCCTCGATCTATTTTAACTAAACTTAATTTTATGAAAAACTTTATACTAACTATAGTTGTATCGTTAGCATCTACTGTTGTCATGGCTATGACTATGTACAGTAGGGAACAAGTTGAATCAATAGAAGAACCTCCGTCGAGGCCCTTGGCCTTAATAGAGAACACCCCAAAGATTGAAGCTCCTAAAGTAGAGCTTATAGTAAAAAATCATAGTAAATTTTTAGAAGACATAGGAATGAGAGAATCTTCCGGAAACTATAAAGCTGTTAATCAGTTCGGTTACCTGGGTAAGTACCAATTTGGCCGTAGAACTTTAAATGCTTTAGGATTTGATAATGTATCTAATAGAGAGTTTTTAGAGAATCATTCTATTCAAGAAGAAGCAATGTTTGCTCTATTATCTCACAATAAAAAAATATTGAGAAGACAGATAGCAAAGTATCATGGTACTACTGTACATGGAATTTATATAACTGAATCTGGTATATTAGCAGCAGCTCATTTAGCTGGCCCAGGTAACGTAAAGAAATTCTTTCGTAAAGGATATGAATTCAAAGATGGTAATGGTACTAAGATGACTTCTTATATGAAAAAATTTAGTAATTATAAATTAGAATTTTAAACTAAAATTTGGTTACTTGAGATATTTTTCGTATCTTTAAGTATGAAAGAAGAAGATTATTACAATAGAAAAAGTATTCAGACTTCATATACTATAGCGGTCATTGGTCTGATAGGTGCTTGTATAGTTTTATTATTAACGGTTATATTTAATTAATGTCAGAAAAGAGAGGATTACTAGATCAAACTTTAAAGAACGATTATAATACTGCAGGAGTATTAGAAGTCTTTCAAAATAATAAATGGTATAGAGTTACTACTAAAGACTTTAGATCATTTAATGGACCAAGAAGGATTACTGAACCTACTAGAGTAGAGCATGGTAACCCTTGGGTAGATTTAAAAACTTATGAGTATCATGGTCCTGTATTTAAATGGGGTACTAATACTATTGTAGACTTTTCAGATACTGGTTCGTTAGAAAAATCTGATGCTTGGAATAAAGCCCGTAAAATATCTGAAGATCGTGGTTAAATTACATTTTAGAGATACATCTGAGTTTGAAGTACTTTTTAAAAAGAAGACTCTTTCGGTTACTAGAAGTATAATAAAAGGTATCGAAGAAGCTATGCAGAAAAATAATAGTAAAACTGCTCCTTTATTTGAGATTAGTTTTGAGAATGCTGACAATATGTATGAAATATCACTTCCTCGCTCTCAATGGGTACAAGCATTAGAAAGTTGCTTAGAGCATCTTCACGCTAGAGACTTATCTGATGAACAAATTGATTGCTGGAAGCTAATAGAGTTAGCTAAAGCATGGTAAATATTACATACGAAAAATTTTTAAGAGATAAAGTAGAAGTATTTATTAAAGATTCTACTCGTTCCGGAACTCCTAGATTATCTAGAGAGCTAGCAAATAAAAACGCTGATATTTATGATAGTTTAGGACCTAAACGTAAAGAGGAAACTATAGAAATAAGTGAGTTTTTAAGATGGTCAAGAGGTACTCCCTATAAGACACTTTATTGGGATACTACTGATTCAGATGAATTATATAAAAAAAATCTTAAGAATAAAGCCTACAGAGAAATATTTAAAAAGCACAAGTATATAGAACCTATTGAGTATAAACATAACTCCGAAGGTTTTAGATCAGATGAGTTTGAAGGAAAAGGTTTAGCTACTTTTGGTGACAGTTATACATATGGTACTGGGTTAAGGATAGAAGAAACTTGGGGTAATAAATTAGCTAAAAAATTAAATCTTAAACATTTTAACTTTGGTATATCAGGTACATCTTCAGATACTGCTTTTAGATTATTGTCTAGTTATATTGATTATTTAGATATCGATACAGTTGCTGTATTTACTCCTTCATCTGAAAGAAGAGAAGGTACAGCTTTTAATGTCTTTGCGGAACCCCATCCATTTAAATATAAGAATATTGCCTATGGATTTTGGTCTGCTTCAGAAGTAAATGGTTTAGGTAATGAATTTAATTATACTGATTCGTACGTTGATAATTTCTATTTAAATGATCCTTCAAGAATGCTTAATCAAACTAAAAATTTATTAGCTCTAGAAATGTTATGTGTTCAAAAAAATATTAAGTTCGTTGCACTAAACGTACCTGATTTTCGTAAATTTATGAGCTTTAAGTTTTTCAAAGATTCTGATCCTACTTTAGGTCCTTTGTGTAAAGCTAGAGACTTACAGCATTGGAGCGCAGCTACTCATAGTATTATTTGTGACTTATTTTTAAATAGAATAAATAAAGAAGATAAAAATTTTACTTTAAAAAAATATGGCATCATATTATAACTATTCGTTTAAATACGATCAAAAGGTTGCTTTAAGAGAATTTACTTTTGATCATAGAGCTAGGTTTACTCAAAAGCTAGATAAAAAAACTGATGTCTATATGTCTGGAGAAACTGAGCTTCAGAAGATAAAAAAAATAATAGGTGATCCTAATAATACTGACCTACTTAAAAAATTTGGTTTTTATGATAAAAATCCTGACAGAGTAACACTTCCTACTTATACTTTAAATCAATATGGTTATAGGTGTGATGAATTTAATAGTACGGAAGATAGAATTGTTACTCTGGGCTGTAGTGATACTTTCGGTGCATATCAGTACCAAGAAAGAACTTGGCCATACTTTCTATCTAAAAGTTTAAATAAAAAGGTGTGGAATTTAGGTTCATGTGGAGCAAGCATTCAATCTTGTTATACTACTTTTAAGGCAATCGAAAGTAAAATAAAATTTTCAGAAGTATTTCTCCTTATTCCTAATCCTTCTAGATTTGTTTTTTATAATTTTAAAAAAAGTTTTTTAAACGTTCACGGGGATGATTTAGATAAATTTTCTGAACAATTTAGTATTTTTAAAGGATTAGGATTTGATCAAAAGACTATTGATGATCTTAAAGTATACTTTACTTTAATGATTTCAGATCCAAAATGGAAAGCTGTTAATATTACTACTTACTTAGATGCAATAAATGGAATAGCTTATAAACATAAAGCTAGAGTTCATTATTTATTTAATTTTCCTTTTTTTCCTCATCCTTATTCGTTAACAGATGTCGATGGGGATGTATTTACATCAAGAGCATTAGATCTTAGGCATTCAGGATCTCTTTATCAAAGAGAAGTTGCAAAACTTTTTACTAAAATAGTTGGTAACTCGAATTTTAATTCGTATATTTAAGTAAGTTAAATAATTAAAAAAGGTTATTATTATGTCAGATGTTATTTTAAATTTCGGTAAAGGTTTAGATGAGTACCTTACCAAAGAACAAATTAAAAACTCAGCACCCTTAGTATTTGCAGATGCTCCAACTAACCCAGACGTTAGTAATAAGTATCTTTTTGTAAATACTGAAACTATTATAGACGACTTAGAAAAATTAGGTTGGTTACCAGTTCAAGCTGCTCAACGAAAATCTAGAAAAGTAGGCGGTACTATATTTAGTAAGCATATGGTTTCTTTTCAGAATCCTAATATTAAAATTACTTCAAATGACGGTGATGATGCTTATCCTAGAATTTTATTAACTAATTCTCATGATGGTATGCAAGCGTTTAAATTTAGCGTTGGTATATTCAGATTAGTTTGTAGTAATGGATTAGTAGTTGCTGATGAACAGTTTAGTGATTTTAAAATTAAGCATAAAGGTTATACTTTCGGTCAGTTAAGAAATGTAGTTAGACAAGCTGTAGCTGATCTTCCTAATAAAGTTCAAGTTATGAATGATATGAAGAATAGAACTCTTACTCAAGAAGAGAAGAATAAGTTAGCTTTAGATGCTATGTTAATTAGAGCTAATATTACTCCAGGTAGTAAAGAGGCTACTAAGTTTAACTATGATGATGAAACTATCGAAGATATCTTAGAACCTAAAAGAGATGAAGATAAAGGAAATGATCTTTGGAGAGTCTTTAACGTAGTTCAAGAGAAGATTACTCAAGGAGACTTTCATGCTGCTTTAACTGGAGCTAAAGTTAGAAAGGTTAGAAAGATTAAGTCTTTTGAGAAAGATATTAAAGTTAATCAAAAGTTGTTTAAATTAGCAACTGCATTAGTTTAATTAAATAAATGTTATATTATGTATTCACTTGCAAATAAACTACCTAGTGTAGAATTTTTAAAAGAAAGATATGAAGTTGATCCTTCATCACCTTCAGGGTTAAGACACAAATTTGATGTTAGAAATCGTTCTGCATTAGCAGGAGACCGTGCTGGTTCTAGAAACGGAAGTGGTTATTACCATATCAGGGTTAATGGTTCGTATACTACTACTTCTAGAATTATTTGGAAAATAGTCAAAGGTAAAGACCCAGATCAAGTTATAGATCATATAGATGGTAATCCGGCAAACAATAGTATCTCTAACTTAAGAGATGTTACTCAAAGAGAGAATTTGTTAAACCGTAGAGATTTTAAATTAAGAAATACGAATGATAGAAGTATTAAAACATATTTTAGGAATATGTGGAGAGCATTGGCATCCTAATATTTGGACTGCCGCTGCTGCTTCACCTTTAATAGCAACTACTACTTACTGGATTAAATGTAAGTGTGGTGGAATATTTAATCATAAAAAAAGTTGTAATGAAAGAGAAGATTAAAGATTTTTTATTGAAATGGAACGCTATTATTATAGCATTTATTCTTATGATGTACTCAGTTACATTAGGTTTATCAGGTAATACTGAAGAAGCTCAGTACTCAGCCCATTGGCCTGGTACTATTTTACTATTTAGTATAGCAATTAATCAAGCACTTCGAAGATGAGTTTTGGATTCTTTTTAATGGGAGCAGCATTCTTTGCTCTCTATGTTTGGTTTACGCTCTGGATTATATTTGATCAGAATAAGAAGCAGAGGGAAGAAGGAAATGGTACTCAAGGATACTATGAACGTCATCAACCAGATGATATTGATATGGATGGAATGGGTAACCAGGGTAGGTTTAAATATGCTCCTAGACAGAAGGCTCCTAAAAGAAAAAAAGGTAGTCAAAGTAGAATGAAAAATTATTTCTGGAAAGAAGATTAATATGTGTTTGAGCGGAGCAATGTATCACGATATAGAAGATTTAGAATATGAGTTTTATAATAGGATTCAGTTTTATCCTGCTACTAGCAATGTTCACAGTACTGCTGTGGCTGATAGCAAGAAGAATCCCAAAAGAAGCAGCCTTAGTAATAATAGCCTTTCTGATAGCAGGTGATGCTATATTAGTAGGACTATGGTACTTCGGTTTAGTTGAAATAGTTGAAGTTGAGAGACATTTTAGATTAGGAATAGGAGGAGCATTTGCTACAGGCTCTATGGGCAGAAGCATATATTTTCTTCTTATGCAGAGTAAGGAAAGCTAAACTATTTATATAAGAAGTGTTGTTTCCTTTAGAACTAAACACTATATTTATATATAAAAACATCAACCTATGAAAGGTACCTTATTTTCAGCAGACTTTGCTATTGATAGTTCTGATAATCCCAAACTGTTAGAAATAAATACTGATACAGCTATTGGTGATTATATCCTTGACCAAAGAATAGATTATTCTGATTTTATCAATGTACTGTCAGGAAGTAATATTACCAAGTTAACAGTTATACATAAGAACTTCCAAGATGAATTTGTTAAACATCTTCATAAACACATTTTTACTAGTGCTTCCTTTTTAGATACCTGGGAGCCAGTTCAAGTAGACGATTGTTCTATTTACCCTAATACAGTTACTGATGCATCTGATAAGTTTATTTTAAGATTAGCTTATGATGAATCAGCAGTATTTGATTCTAACTATGCTAAGTCAGAATTAAAATTATATGATTTATTTAATGATAATAGTGATATAGAATCTTGTGTTCCTGTTTATCATTCATCATCAACTCATGGAGTTATAGATTCATTATCTTCTTCATTTAATGATCCTAATATTCCTGACTTTGCTACTAAGTCTACTTTTACCATGGATGTTAATCAAGGTAACTTAAAATTTTGGAAATTAGGTTTACCATCTACAGGAAGTGATTATAGATTAAATATTTTTAAATCAGATGTTCTTGATGATACTACCGTTATAACTAACTACTTAGATTCAGTCTCAGGCTCATTTGCAAGATCAATTAGATCTTTTCATATTATTTATGGTAATGATTTAGACCTTTGTCACTTAGGAGAGTATGAAGTTGATTCAATACTAGAAGCTCCTACTTTACTAGCTACTAGTAGTTATTCTTCTAGTGCAGTTACTAACTTAGTAAGTAATAAGCATAGATTTGAATTTGTTACTAACTACCCAAAAATTGCTAAAGGTATAGGTGCTGATACTTTTATTTTAAGTTCATCAGGAGCTGGAGTTCAAATAACTTCTGCTAAAACTGGCTCAGATTATACTTATCAATCTTATTTTATAAGTGGTTCTCCTGATACTGATGATTTTGAAATATTAGATATATGGGAGATTTCAGGTTCGGTTCTTCCTTCTGGTTCTCATATTTCATCTTCTATTATAGATTCTATTACTCAGAGAACTAATAGAGAATGGGCTCTTAGTAAATTAACCTTTGATAGCGGTCATTCTTCTATTATAGGTTCATCAGTTCATATGGCTTCTTATGATGCAACTCAAGATAATATAGGGTTTAGAAAAACATATGAATTACATCCTGGAGATTTAGTATATGATAGTTCTGGAAATCCAGTTACTATAGTTTCTCATTCTCTTTTAATTTATGATAATTTAGAAGAAGCAAAAGGCTATGACCCAGATCTTTCAAGTGTTGATACTTATGTTCTTTCAGGCTCTAATGTAGTACTTCACAACCCTTACGGAGTTGGTAGATGGGGCTATACTTGTTTTTTAGCTGGTACTAAGATTACTATGGAAGATGGTAGTTATAAAAATATAGAAGATATAGTAGTAGGAGATAGAGTTAAGTCATTTACTTCACGCTATGGAAATAGTGCTTATGCTACTAAAACAGTTACTGAAATAGATCATAAACATACTTTATTTGACCATTCTGCTGGTAATAAGTTTGTAAATGATAATGATGATCCAGGTTACTTTACATTCAATAACGATACTAGTTTAAAGTTTTCATGTGAACATCCTTTTCTAACTAAAGATGGTTGGAAGGCAGTAGTTCCTTATTTAAATCAAGAACCTTTTAATACTGAAATAATAAATAATCCTGAAATCAATAGTAGAGAGTATTATATTAAAGTTGGAGATTTCATTTTCGATACAGTAAAAGACGATTGGGTCGAAATAACTTCAATTGACTTTACTCCTGATGACGGCTCAGTAAGACTTTATAACTTTACTGTAGAAGATACTCATACCTATATAGCAGGTAATAAGGTAGTACATAACAAATAATATTATGGCAATATATAAAGAAGCACCCCAGATAAGAGTAAGAAATAGAGTTACTAGAGAATTATCTTCTGATAATAAAACTAAAACTAGAAATATTATTACTAACTTTATTACTTACTTTAAAAACTCTGTATAAAATTTTATGAAAAATTGTTTGATAATCGCTATCCCAAGAAGCGGTTCATCTAACTTGTTATCTAGTATTAGTTCTGCTTATAAACTTAAATCAGTTTTTGAACCTTTTACTAATCATACAAACATATACCCCTCTTACTATATCAATAGTGTTTGTAAAGTAATAGTGTATAGACTTCCTTATAAAAAACTAATAAATTTTAGTAAAAATTTTGATAAGATAATTTTATTATCTAGAAAAAATACTTTAGAAGCAGCTGAATCTATGACCGCTATGCGTCATGATTTAAATTCTAATAGTAAAACTGTCTGGAATGAAGTATCTGATAAGCATAAAAATCTTATACCTGTTTATTTTAATAAAATGATAGAGTGGAAAGATATAATAGAGTCTTTATCAAATGATCTAAAGTTAAAGATAGATTATTATGAAGACTTATTTTCTAATAATTCACTAATAGATAAAGATATCAAATTGGATTTAGATTATTTTGATCCTGGTAGAAAATTAAGAGGTAAAAAAGGTTCTATATTAATATGATTTTTATAAAAGAAAATTTTATATCTGAAAAAAAATGTCAAGAAATAATTGACCAAAAAGTTAGTTTAGTCCATCCAGTAGATTATGCAGAGTTTGTTGACGAATATGGACAAGTAAATGAAGTTACTGATGTAAAAGAAAAAGATAGAAAATCAGATATTACAACTTACAGAGACTTAAATTTAAGATATGATATAATTCATTTTTTAAGTACTAATCTTAATTTAGATTTTCATCAATTAGATGAGTATGAAACATTTCATTTTATTAGATATAGTGAATCTGATCACTTTGCATGGCATAATGATGTAACTAGAAAGAAAGAATATTATACTGGTATTATAAGTTTAAATGATTCTTATGAAGGAGGAGAATTATTATATAGAGACTCAACAAGAAATATTCATCAGTTTATTAAGAAAGCTGGTACTTTAATTTTATTTCCTGCTAATACTTATCATGCAGTGAAAAAAATAACCAAAGGGACTAGATTTTCATTAGCTACTTGGTTTTTTAGTAAACATAAAACTTTAATTTAATTTTTTTATTCGAATATTTTTTCGTATATTAAATAAAAAGATAAAAAAATGGTTACAGAATATTACCTTAATTCTTCTAGACTAACTTCAAAAACTAGAGAATTAGTTATCGAAGGATATCATATAGTAGTAGAAGGAATTACATATGAATTATTAAGTAGAGTTCCCAGAGGAAGAAGTAGAGTTGGTAATTTATTAAGTACTGACGAAAAAAATAGAATAATTTTATATAGTTAATGGATACAGTTGACAGGCAGTATAAATCTCTTCTTTCTTTAGTATTAAGAGAAGGAATTAATAAAACGGATAGAACTAATACTGGAACATTATCAGTTTTCGGTAAAACTTTAGTTCATGATATGTCTGACGGGTTTCCTATTTTAAGTACTAAAAAAATATTTTGGAAAGGAGTTAAGGAAGAACTTAAATGGTTCTTAAAAGGAGGAACTTATGCTAAAGATCTTTCTGATAAAGGAGTACACATATGGGATAAAGACGCTGAAAGAAATAGTAGAGACGATACTTACCTTGGTCTTATTTATGGCTATCAATGGAGAAAGAAATCTCGTTATGGAGTACATAAAGACCAAATTAAAATACTATTAGAAGGACTTCGTAATAATCCTAATAGTAGAAGACATTTAGTTAATTCTTGGGATGTTTTAGAATTAGATAAAATGGTTCTTCCTCCTTGTCATTATGCTTTTCAATGTTATGTTAGAGAAAATAAATTAGATTTAATGTGGCAACAAAGATCAGCTGATATATTTTTAGGAGTACCTTTTAATATTTCTTCATATGGTCTTCTATTAACTCTTTTGTCAGAAGAATTACAATTACTTCCAGGAACTTTGACTGGAGTATTTGGAGATTTGCATTTATATAATAATCATATAGAGCAGGCACAAGAGCAAATTTTAAGAAATTACTCAGGTAATAATCCTTCTATTAGAGTAAATAGTAGTAATATACTTGATGGAGAGTTTGACGTAACGTTAGTAGATTATGATCCTCTTCCAGCAATAAAAGCCCCATTAAATACATGAACGTTTTAGTACTCAAAAAAATTATAAAAGAAACTAAATCAAACTGGAGATTTATTTTCGAAGATCCTTTATATGATAAAATAGATTTTATTCCAGGTCAACTTATACAATTATGCTCTAAACCAGGTCAACCTGATAGTGTAATAAGAAACTACTCAGTTGCTTCTTGGCCAGATGGTACTAATAACCTTGAGCTTATTATTACTTATTTAGAAGGAGGAGAAATGAGTGAATACTTATTCAAAGAGGTAAAAGTAGGAGATGAATTTGTTTATAGAGGCCCTATGGGAGTATTTACTCTTCCGGAAACTATAGATAGAGATATATTTTTTATTTCTACTGGTTCAGGTATTAGTCCTTTTAGGTCTATGATAAACTGGATAGGAGAAAATGCTATTAAAACTAAAGATATTAAACTTTTCTTTGGTACTAGAACTCAAGATGATATATGCTATAGAGGAGAGATGGAGTTACTATCTTCAGTAGTTCCCAACTTTGAATTCATTCCTGTACTTTCTAGAGAAGACTGGAAAGGTAAAAAAGGTTACGTTCATGAACATTATTTAGACTTGATAGATAATAGAGGTATCAAACCATTAGTTTATTATTGCGGTTGGGGAGGTATGATTAGTCAAGGAAGATTCGAACTTGCTAAAAGAGGATTTAAAATGCAAGAAGATATCAGAGTAGAAATATTTGGATGAAACGGTTTAGGAATTGGGAACCAATGGATTTTATAGCTTGGTTCTTAATATTTATTTTAATAGTATTATACATAAAGTTATGTTTAGGATATACATAGGATATGATTCTAGAGAAGATATAGCATATCAAGTATGTAAAAACTCTATTATTACTCATTGTTCTGATTTATCTAAACTAGAAATACTTCCTTTAAAGTTATCGGAGTTAAGAGAGAAAGGTTTATATTGGAGAGGAGAAGATAGATTAGCTTCTACTGAATTTACTTATTCTAGATTTTTAGTTCCTTTTTTATCTAATTTTGAAGGAGTTTCTCTTTTTATAGACTGCGATACTTTATTTTTAGACGATCCTATTAAACTTTTAAATTTATATGATTCTCAGTACGCTATTCAATTAGTAAAGCATGATTATAGTCCATTATCTAAATTTAAAATGGACGGTAGAGTACAAACTCAATACCCAAGAAAAAATTGGTCATCTGTTATTTTATGGAATAATAGCCATCTTTATAATAAACAGTTAACTCCTTATTCAGTTAATAAAGAGTCAGGAGCTTATCTTCATAGATTTAAATGGGTTGAAGACGAATTTATAGGAGAGTTATCTTATGAATGGAATTGGTTAACAGATTGGTATGAAGAAGGTTCTCCTAAACTTTTACATTTTACTGAAGGAGGTCCATGGTTTGAAAATTATAGAAGATGTAAGTATTCAAATTTATGGATTAAAGAATTAAATAAAATGTTTAGTGAGTGAGAAATTCGATATTAAAAAACATATTAAATTTAGGCAGAAAAGGGCAAGTCAAGCTTCAATTAATAATCCTCTTCTCCCTGGTTTAGCTGTAGTTGAAATAAATCCTACTGAGCTTTGTAATAGAACTTGTAGTTTTTGTCCTAGAAGTAACCCAGAAGTATACCCTAATAAAAACCTTAACATGTTTATAGATACTGCTCAAAGGCTAGCTGATCAGTTAGTGGCTGCTTCTTATGATGGTGATATACATATTACAGGATTTGGAGAACCTACTCTGAATAAAAATATTCTAGAAATAGTTAAAATATTTTCAAAGCATTTTTATACTACTATTACTACTAATGGAGATAGAATAATGACTGATAAGTTATTATTACAAGATATTATTGAATCTAAATTAGCTTATCTTACTGTTGATTGTTATGACGGAGATGAACATTTTAATAATATTACTAATAAATTAAAAGTATTAGATAGTTCAAATGTTGGATATAGAGTTAGAGATCATTATGATGATGGCTCTTCTACTTTATTTACAGATTATAATTTTAATAATAGAGGCGGTATTTTAGGAGAGGTCAAAAGTATAGAACGTCCTTGCTATCTTCCTATGTATAAAGCTATGATAGATTGGGATGGAGAACTATTATTATGCTGTAATGATTGGTCTAGAAAGCAGAAAGGATTAGGTAACATTTATAATAATACCTTCTCTGAACTATGGAATAATATATATTATAATTCTATTAGAAGAGCTTTACTTAAAGGACAGAGAAGAGCATTACCAGCATGTTCCGGTTGTAACGTAGATGGCTGTATGGTAGGAGAAGATAGTGCAAATTTATATAGAGAAAAGTTGCTAGACTGACTTATTTTTCGTATATTTACATTGTAAATGATTAGGGATATAGGGGAAAGGCCGCCACAGGCGATGGGCTTTGCAAGATATCAGGAGGTTCGAATCCTCACTTTCTCCTTCCTTCCCTATCTAAAATAAAAGTTATGCATTTAAGAACCGCGAAAAGATTAGCAGAAAAATATTTAAATAAATGTGAAGATGTTTATGGTCATAGTAAGCACCATGAAACTACTCCTTATTTAGAGTTTCAACCTACTCTTTACTCTATATATACTGAAGAAGATCATACTGAAGCTGAATATATTCATGATTATAATACTATAGTTATTTACTATAAGCATATTAAAGATGAGAAGCATTTAGTTCAAACTTTAATTCATGAATATCAACATTATCTTCAATCTCCTTCTTGGTATACTAGATACTATAATATGGGATATAACTATTCAGATCACCCATATGAAGTAGCAGCTTATAAAGAAGAAAATAATTATAAAGTACTCTATGAATAGTATTAATTGGACTTATATTGGATTAGGGATATTATTTACCATTATATCTCAATTAGGAGCTTGGTTTCAGCATAATTTACAATTTAAATATGAAAA